GAGATTGGCGGCACCGGCAACCATAGACGTGGGCCGCCGGTGCCATCCAATACCAACGTTTGGGCCGTGCGCTTCTCGAAGAATTGCTTGGTGACGGCTTCTATGTATGAAGTCGCCAATGCGATCCGTGCTTCAATCCACTTCTGCGGATAGTCGTCGGAATCGAATCCTTCTTCACGCACATCCTGCACGGTGCAGTAGCCCATGATAACATCCTATCCGGTTATACGTCCGACCGGTCAAGGCACAACGTGGGCCTGACGGTGTTATCCCACGTAATGACGACGGTGGTGTCGGCACTACGGTTGGCCTTTGCATCGAAGATGCGAACATATGGCGTGTTGTCGGCCAACTTCGCTTCGATCTCGGCATCGGTCACACGCACGACACTTGCATCGGCGGCCACGGTTCCCTTGACAAGCAATGTGCGCTTGACGCCGTCGGCCAATGATTTGTATCGCACGTAGGCATACCACCGGGATTGACCCGCCGCCATTGCCGCCGATCCACTTGTGTTTTCAAGTTCGATGTCGGCGGCGGCGGCAAGTTCTTCGACCGTGCCATCAAGTGCAAGCAACCCGGTGGTCATGTCGATATTGTAATCGGATGAATCATCACCGCTTGCTTGTGTTGACGCATTCGTCGGTGCTTTCGCCATGCATCCTTGCACCACGCGATTGTTCATCGCTTCAATGAAGGCATACGCGTCGGGGATAGCACCATATCCCAACCGACCAACTGCTTTGTTAGTGCTCATGTGTGTCAACTCCTATTCAATCATGTGATTGTTGACGGTTAATGTGTCACTTGCCAAGATATGCCCGGCATGCGGCCATGATCTTGTTCGCGGTCGCATCACCGATGCCGTGGATTTCGGTCAATCCATCGATGTCGGCATCAAATGCGGCCCCGACCGTATCATATCCCGCTTCGATCATCTTGGCGATGATTTCATCGGGAATGTCGGGCAATTCCTTGACCGAATCATCCGGTGCACCGACATTCGATTCAACGGATGATGCATCCGTGGAACCGGGATCGAACACAACTTCACCACTTGCCCGGGCACCATCATCGTCACCGGTGCCCATGTAATCTTCGACATAGCATGGCGTCGCCTTGAACGCCGGATTGTTGGCGAATACTGTCATGCGTGGATCATCGGGATGCAACTTCACGGTGAATCCTTGTTCCACGCTGATCTCGCCATTCGACCAACGCCCGGCGATGCACTCAAATTGTGTTCCCTTTACTGCCATTGATGATCTCCCCTTTACGACCACGTGGTGATCGGTGCAACCACGATGTTCTTGTTATAGACGAACATGTCGGGTGCCGGAATCGCAAGATCGGCATTCCAATATGTGGTGAATACCCAACCATCCATTTCTTCATCGAACCGGCGATAGGAACGCATTTCGTTCCAATACACCAAGATGATGCCCTTCGGGTTGCCAAGAATGATCGGGGAAAGATCGGCCCATTCGATAGTGTAATCGGAAGCCGTCGTGCTGATGGCGTCCTGACCCAATGCCGTCACACTATAGATGGTGTTGACGCTTGAAGGATAGGAAACCGTCAACGTTTCGGAAAGTCCGGTCGCCTTGCAAGTGATCTTCACCTTGCGTCCGGTCTTATCGCCGGACACGGCCAACGTGGTCACGACGATGGTCATAGTGCCATCACCATCATCGGCAACGGATGTCGGTGCGACTTGCCCGGAACCCATCGTCGCCGAAATCTGCGGGATCATATTTTGCTTGATCCCATAGGGCCGGTGATGCATTTCAGTCACCAACGCATCGTCGCCGACTGCGGAACGCATGCGCTCGGTCGTGTCGACGTTGGTCAAGAAGTGCTTCCAACGTGCTTCGACGCGTGGGGCATACATCCACTGAAGGTTGCCGTCTTGACGATACTTCTCCGGCATATAGTCAAGCATGAATCCCCAAATGCCGCCGCCCCATGCGGTGGTCGCCGCATCATAGACGGTGGCCCCGGCGTTCAAGGTCTTGAGAATGCCGTCAAAGCCACGCAACAACTTGTTGCGCCGGGTTGTGGCGGCCAATGACGTGTCACCGTTCACCACTACGTCGGCGGTGTCGTTACCGATAGCGGTGGCGAATTCCCGAAGCATGCGTGCTTCAAGATCGGCCATATTGTCGGTGTTGGCGGCTTCCGTCACTTCTTCCCATGATATCACGAACTGCGATTTGAACTTGACCGCACTATATGCCACGTTCCAAGTGTTGGGCCGCGTGGTCACACGTGTGGTGTCCAATTCGCCGACATGCTCGGTGACCGGTTCATCAAGACGCATCACCGGGAACTTGCCCGACTGACGGCCACGTGTGCGTGTGTCAATGATATTCAACCATTGCGATTGGGAACGCGTCAAGCTGATGATTTGTTCCACAAACGCCACCGGAAGAATACCACCGAAGTTAGTGCCCGAAAGATCGATGGCACCACCTTCGGCCTTGAAGATGTTATTCGCCGAACAAAAGGCATCCAACATCTGTGATTTGGGTTCACTCATTTGACATCTCCATAAATTTGGTGTGTGTGTCCATGTTAGTGGTTACCGTCGATCATCATTCGTCAAATGTGCGTCGGAATGACAACCCGGTGTTGGCCGGTGGAACCGGTGTGCCGTCGGCGGTTTTCTCGATCTCGGTTTTCTTGCCACCACCACCGGCATCCGGCTTGGTTGCGGGTTCGTCACCCGTGCGGGCATTGGGTGCCTTCTTGAGCACGCCCACATCGGTCACAAGACCGTCAACTTTCTTGACCAATTCGCCGACTTGTGCGGTCAAGTCGCCCACGGCCTTCTCGATGTCGACCTTGTCGTCGCCGTCCGGGTTGGCATTCGGATCGGCGTTCGGATCGGTGGTGCCTTTCGCCTTTTTCAATTCATCGACATCGGTCACAAGCATGTCGACTTTGTCGGCGGTGGCCTTCACCAATTCCGTTAGTTCTTGAATTTCGGTGTTGGACATGGTTCCTCCACTGTCGGCGGCTTTGCCGCCTTTGGTTACATCGGTTATCAACGCGTGAATGTTTTCGATAGCTTTGTTCAACCCGCACACGATGTCATCCGTGTCCGGGCCATCAACGTGCATGGCACCGGTGGCCTTCATCAAGTCGGCATATCCGACCACCACCTTCTTGAATTGATCGACGGATTCGGCAATGGCCGCACCCTTGTCCTTCACATCTTCATCCCAAAGGATCGACCACATCGCGGATCGTAACGATGCGAACAACAAATCGATTTCTTCATAGAACTTGGCTTCGGTATAGACTTCGCTGAAGGATTCTTCTTTCGCCACGGCTGTTAGGTTCTTGATGCGGTCGATGAATGCTTGCACCGGCTTCAACATGGTGGCTTTCGCTATGGCTTGCCGGTTGCCATAGGCACCGATGGAAAATCCCGTTAGACTTCCATCTTTGATCGACTTCCACACACCATCATTGGTCACACGGACACCAACCCACCATGCGCCGGGCACGGATTCAATTCCATGTGACTTGCCGATGGCCCCATAAGTGTCGATGGCACTTTCAATCGGGCGACCGATGTCGGTGAAGAACTGATGTTCAAGACCGGTGCCGTCACCTTGCACCGTGCCATCGAATCCCATTTGCATGAACCGATGTGCGGCTTTTTCGATTTCGGCTTTGCTGATGACATCACCTTGTGAATCGACACGATCCGGCACCAAGACATAGCCAAAGACTTGCTTCTTGTCGTCATCGATCTTCAAAATCTTCGATGCCTTCACCACCGGTTCTTGACCATCCGGTGCACCATCATGCTTGATGACGGCGAACGTGGCGTCGGGCACCGCCGGGTTTTGACACAAGGTGATTTCACGCACCCACAATTGGGAAAGTCGATGTTTTGCCTTCAAATCATCTGACATACCTTCCTCCGACCCCGATTTATTAGCGGTTCGCCATTGGTTATAGCAGACAGCAACCCGTTGTTTTTGGTCGGGGAATTCCTTTTGCATGGATTTACTGCCCGCACATCTTCCGACAAATTCACTTTGCGTTTCATCGTCTTTGGGTTTGGGTAATGGCATGATCGATCCCCTTTAGCTTGCCGGTCGGAAGATGACGGTGACCGTCAACCCTTCGACCGTGTTCGCCGTCCAATCGATCCCCAATGTCACCGTGTCGTCTGCACTCAAGTTCAAACTTGACGGTGATGCGACGTACATGAAACGGCGTTGACTACTGCCGGGATTCACTTGATAGTTCCAAATGGAATCACTCGCAATAGTCAACGTGGATGCTTGACCTTTTTGCCCGGCCAACAAATGCACCGTCATGTCACCGGAAGAATCGACATTCTCCACGGTGATGATGATGCGTTCGATTGCCCCGGCCACCGCCGTGCCAAAGACCGGCATGGTGTTCACTTCTTGTTGATCGGCGGTTATCGCACCGGATTTGAAGAATCGCCATGTCTGCACGGCCACGTGGGTGTGATCCGACTTGACATGGTGAACTGATTTCCGCAATACACCATCCACCTTGATGTCATATTGCCCGGTCGGTAACGATGCCACCGACCACACACCATCGGCATCGGCGGTGACCTCGGCGGCCAATGCGCCGGTCACGCTATTGTAGATTTGCACCAACGCACCGGGATAGACCCGAAGGATGTCGGTGTCACGCGACTTTTGCACGGCAACGTCTGTGAAATCGGATGCCATTGACTTCTCCTATTCTGCAACAATTGTTGATCGACAAAATCCGTGGAATGGTGGCACCTTGACACCCAAGCCACTTAGTTGATCGACATCGAGTGTTTCGATTTGCGTGGGTGTCGGCCACGGTGCGATGGCCTTGACATCTTCCGGTGTCTCGGCGGCCATCAATGCGTTGCGGTGGGCGATGCCTTGCTTCACCGATATGACCGTGTTATTCATCTTCCGGCATATCGGCGACGTGCGTTCATCCATCACCGCCACGATGCGATACGATTCGATCCCTGCATCTTCGAATCCCTGCATGATCCCGAAGTTCCGGGAACGGTTCATGGCGTTGGCCGACAACAAGCGATAGTAGGAATCCGGCTTGTTCGCCAACCCCGGATATTTCGAAAAGAAGTCCTTCACCACCACGCCCATTTCATTGCGGCCCAATCCTTCGGCCATACCTTCGGCCACTACTTTAGCGAATTGACCCGACACGCGGCGGTTGTAATAATCGTGAATCCAATATAGATGGTGATCGGTCAACCATTTGGTGACTTCGGTGTCGATCACATTAAACCGGGCGACGATCTCCAAGCGTTGGGCGATCCCATGCTTGGCATGCCGATATGATTCATCAAATAGGTATCGCAACGGCGACTTGATTTGGGCGAAGAAACGATCATCAAGGATGTCGTCGATGGCATCAAGAATGTCATCCATTTCATCGGCGGTCAACACACCGCCGCGTGCGGCCAACCACTCGGCGGCTTGCCGCTTGGCGGTCGCCGTGGCGGTGGCCCACTTCCCCAATAGCAATTCGGCCATTTCGACTTCATAGGGCACCGGTGTGCCTTCGGCCTTGTGGACATCACATCCACATACATTCCCAAGAATGGTGTCGACCGTGAACAACACCGCACGTGCTTGATCGGCATCAAGGGTCTTGATATGGTCAAGAACCGATTGCATGCAAGTCGCGCACCGGCAAAAGGAATTCTTCATAGTGCGTGTCGACGCCACCGTTGTAAGTGATTTCGAATCGCACCAAGTGATTTTCATATCCGTCGATGGCATGCGTGTCACGTTCGGCGATGGGATTATCTGCCGCCGCCATGTGGAACGTGATTTCATTCGCATCCGTCGTCAACCCGGTGGCAACGGTGCCATCCCGGTTGTTGATGTACTGCACCGGCGTCGAATCCGGCAAGATCACATAGACCTTCACCGTGTCCGGTGTCAAGGCGGTGCGTGAACCATCGGCGTTGACCTTGTAAACGTACAGCAAGAAATTATATGACGAATTTTCGTCGGGTGCACGTGATCGGGCAATCTTTGTCACCGGCATGATTATGCTCCATTCCCAAACGTGATATGTTCAACATAGATAGACAAGACGCGGTCGATCTCGATAGTCGGCCCGGCCACATCACACACAAGCATGCCGGGGCCGACCGGTGCAAGTGTAAGGGCAATCGGGCCACCATCGGAACACACCAACGTGGCCGGTGATGGTTGTGCCGTCGTGCTTCCATACAAGATCACGGGCACGGTGGTGTCGGTGGACCCGATGGCCGGTGATGGCGATGCGATGACCGCACCGTATGCCACCGTGGGATCGACTTTCGTGGTGACAAGCGATGATGCCGTCGGCCCGATTATCAATGATGATTGACGCACACCGCATGGGATGGTAACCGAAATGGCGGCACCCGGCGGTGGTGCAAACACAAGCGATCCATATTGAACCGTTGGATTTGCACGACCGCCGAAGAATGTCAGTTCTCCGGGATGGAAAACAATGTCACCCTGATGTGCCGCACCCAACAAACCGTTGACCAAAACGGACGCTTGTGGCGGTGTTACTGCCATCGAACTGAGAATGACCACGGGATCATTGGTCGCCGTGACTACTACGGCACGCAACGGCGGCGAAATGTAAAGTGACGATTGACTCACCGTCGGATCGATTGCCGCCGTCACCAATGTGGCCGCCGATGGCTCGATGGTCAAACTCGATTCGATAACCGTCGGCGATGTCGTGGCCGGGATCGTAAACAAGGCCACGGGTGTCACCGCTATCGGGCCTTGATGGATGGCACCTATCCCGGCATTGACCCGCAATGACAATGCATCGGGCGTTATCGATAACGATGACACCAACGTGGTCGGATCAATGGCCCCGGTAATCATGGTGGCCGCATCCGGCGACAAGATACATGATCCAAATAGGATCGTCGGCGATACCGTGGCCGGAACCACGGTGGATGCCGCCGGTGCAATTGCCACACTTCCATATGTCACACCGGGATCGATTACCCCGGTGACAAGTGCCGATGTCGCCGGTGTCAAGGTTAATGACCCGTGAACCACGGATGGGTTGACCGTGGTGGTCACCAATGACACCGGTGTGGGAATTACGGCCACCGCCGCGACCGTTGGATCGACCGTGGCGGTGACTAACGACAACGCCGTGGGCGTGATCGTGATGGACCCTAACCGCACCACCGGATTGTATGTCGATGGACGCAATGCGCCGACCGCCGGAACC